TCTGAGCTGCAGATCATCACTAAAATCGACGCGATGATCACGTACTGCCATCTGGCCACCGGCCAGTTCCCGAAATCTGAGAAGCCCGCCTTTGGCCGGGCGTTGCGCGATCACAGATGGGATCTGCTAGAGCAGGTAGTGATTTGCAATAAAAAGTTTCACAAGAAAGACACGATGCAGAAAGTGGATGTGTGTCACGAAATGTTGCGCAAAAAAGTCAGAAAGGCTCACGAATGGGGGCTTTTGCCGCCCCGCAAATACGAGCACTGGGCCGGTCTGAACGATGAAATTGGCAAGATGATCGGCGGCTGGATCAAAGCCGAAAACGCACGAATCCACAGCGAGGAAAAGAAAAAGCTGCAAGAAAAGCGATTTGCGCAGCAAAAGAGCAGTAAGGGATAGGCGTTAAAAAGGCTCCCGTATCGTGGCGGCAACTGGAACAACGCGGCCGACGCTGGTGTGTTCGCGCTCAACTTGAACAACCCGCGCTCGAACTCGAACACGAACATCGGGTTTCGCCCCGCTCTTGAGAACCGCGAGAAGCGGCCAGCCTACTGGGCTTGCCGACAGTGCATCTCTTAAAAGGACGCTTATTCCCCGGCACTTGCCGAAACACTGAATAGATGGGCGCGTTCTGGTAGCGATAAACCGTGAACGTTCGCGCCCGTCGCCACTGGCGATCACATGAAAACCCACAAGAATTTATTTCCGGCAATACAAGATTTTGGCGTACTTCATGCGTCCTATTGCCGCGCCCGGCGAGGCAAGCGAGACCGCAAGCCCGTGCAGATTTTTGAACAAAGTTTAGAGCGCAATCTTTTCAAGTTGCAGCGTGATTTGGCTTGGGGGAATTACGAGACAGGCAAATACCACATGTTTCCGGTGTATGAGCCAAAGCGCCGCACCGTTGCTAGCCTGCCTTTTCGTGACCGAGTGCTGCAGCATTCGCTTATATCGACGATTGAGCCGATCTGGGAAGGCCGGTTCATTGACCAAAGTTACGCTTGCCGCCCAGGCCGGGGCATGCATAGAGCAGCAGATACGGTGCAGGGCATGCTGCGCAAAGTGCAGCGCGAGCACGGCCAGGTTTACGCGCTCAAAGCCGATATAGGCAAGTACTTTGCAAGCATCGATCACGCGATCCTGCAGCGTTTACTAAACAAGCACATTGCGTGCGAGCCGACGCTGGAGCTGTGCTTTGAGATCATGGGCTCGACAGTAGGCATTCATGATTCGCTACGCTGCGGTATACCCATCGGCAACCTAACGAGCCAGCTGTGGGCAAACGTTTACTTGCACGAGCTTGATAAGTTTGTGAAGCACGTACTGAAAGCCTGTCATTTTGCGAGATATATGGATGATTTCATCATCATTCATCACGACAAAGAGTATCTGGCCTGGGCCCTGGACGAAATTCAGGCTTTTCTGTGGGCCCAGCTGCGACTGCAAACCAACGCCAAGACGCAGATTTTTCCCGTTTCGCTAAAGCACGGCCGGGGCCTGGATTTTGTCGGCTACCACATTTGGCCCACGCACCGCCGCTTACGTAAAAGCTCTATCCGCAGAATGCACCACAGCATGAAAAGATTTCAGCGCATGTACGCCCAGGGGGAAATCACGCTGGAACAGATCAACAGAACCGTGGCTTCTTGGGTGGCTCACGCTGAACACGCAGACACATACGGGCTGCGGCAGAAGCTGTTGGGAAAATACAAATTCAGTGAATGCACAAAATCTGGAGCTGAAAATGAACAACTTCACACTGTCTGACATCGAACGGCGCCTGGCCAACCTGATCCGGCTTGGAACCATTGAGCAGCTCGACGAGCAGTCGGCCAAAGTCAGGGTTCGCTCCGGCGGGATACTGACCGACTGGTTAAAATGGCGCACTCAGCGAGCTGGCCCGGATTCGGACTGGTGGGCACCAGAACCCGGCGAGCAGGTCATCATGTTGTCACCGAGCGGCGAAACGAATCAGGCCCTGGTTTTGGGCAGCATAAACAGCAACCACTTTCCCTGCCCGGCAACCCGGAAAACCCTGCACCGCATCGCCTATCAAGACGGCACCACTAAAGACTACGACCGCCAGAGCAGCACCGATCGGGTAACCTACCCCGATGGCACCTTCATCGAGTACAACGCCACGGCGGGCACGTACACAGTCAGCACGGCCAGCGGTACCGAGATAACGATCAACGCAGCATCAGGTGACGTGACCGCAGAAATTGCAGGGAGCCTAACGGCCACGGTGTCCGACGCCATCAAAGCCACCGCTGGCAGTTCCGCCGACATTTCCGCCCCCACAGTTAACATCACCGGTGATGTGACCATCACAGGCTCATTGACGCTGGCAGGGCCCCTCAGTGCCGGCCCCGGATCGGGTGGGGGTGGCGTATCGATCCAGGGCAACATGCAAGTGACTTCCGGCGACATCACCGCCGATGGCGTAAGCCTCAAATCTCATACCCACCCAGGCGACTCTGGTGGCAATACCGGTTCACCAAACTAGCAAAACCACTGCCAGCGGCCCGTTTAGTCAAAATTGCTGAGTATAGCCTGCATGAGAGGAACCGATTCAGTCACCGGCAAACCACTGCAGGGCCTTGAGCACCTGCGTCAATCCATCCGGGATATCCTGACAACCCCGATCGGCTCTCGAGTCATGCGTCGTGAATACGGCTCCAGACTTTACAGCCTGGTGGATGCGCCCATGAACCGCGAAACATTGCTGGAAATCTACGCAGCCACGGCAGAGGCTCTGATCCGCTGGGAGCCTCGCATCAGGGTCACTAAAGTCGCCTCGATAAGCGCCGGACCCGGAAAAATTGACCTGGAAATCACCGGCGAATATCTGCCCGAAGGCGAAATCATCACACTGGACGGGATCAGGGTCACATGAGCACCTTTACCGCGATTGATATTTCAAAACTGCCCGCGCCCGATGTTGTTGAAGATATCAGCTTTGAACAAATCTTTCAGAGCATGCTGGCGGATCTGCAAGCCCGGGATGAGTCTTTCACCGCCATGACCGAAAGCGACCCGGCGTACAAAATTCTGCAAGTGGCAGCCTTCCGTGAAGTCCTGATCCGTCAACGGGTCAACGAAGCCAGCCGCGCCGTCATGTTGCCTTATGCCGCTGGCGCGGACCTGGACAACCTAGGCGCTCTGCTGAACGTTCCGCGACTGCTCATCGATGACGGTGACGCCGCCGCGATCCCTCCGGTACCGCCGACGTATGAGTCTGACACCGACTTCCGCCGCCGAATCCAGCTTTCTCCAGAAGGCTTCAGCACCGCAGGGCCAGAAGGCGCTTATATCTTCCATGCGATCAGTGCCGATGGCGCCGTCCTCGATACCAGTGCAATCAGCCCAAGCCCCGGCGATGTGACCATCACCGTCCTCTCTCGCGTCGGTAATGGTTCGGCAAGCTCCGATCTGGTGTCTGCCGTGAACACGGCGCTGACCAGAGAGTCTGTTCGCCCTCTGACTGACCATGTGACCGTTCAGGGCGCAACGATCATCAGTTACAGCATCGAAGCAACCCTATATTTCTACAGTGGCCCGGGTAACGAGGAAGTGCTCTCGCAAGCCCAGGCTGCAATCAACACGTATGTCGCGGACGGTCACCGCCTGGGCGTGGATGTCACCCTGTCCGGCATTTATGCCGCCCTGCACCGTCCCGGCGTGCAGAGGGTGGAGCTGACCTCCCCGAACGCGAATATCTCGGTCGACAAAACCGAAGCGGCCTTCTGCACAACTATCACACTCACCGACGGGGGTGTGGATGAGTGACGACACCCTGCTCCCCAGCAATGCAACGCCCCATGAGCTGGCCATGGAGTCGGCGACCTCCCGGCTGGCAGTGGTTCCAGTCACCATTCGTGATCTGTGGAATCCGCGCACCTGTCCGGTAGATCTACTGCCGTACCTGGCATGGTCACTGTCACTCGATGCCTGGAAGCCGTACTGGAGCGAGGCCATAAAGCGCCAGCGAATCCGTGACGCTATCGCCATCCAGCGCAAGAAAGGTACCGCTCAGGCGGTCAGAAGCGCCGTATCGGCTTTCGGTTCAAGCGTCACGCTGCGTGAGTGGTGGCAAACATCACCAAAAGGCACGCCGCACACCTTCGACGTTAAGCTGACCCTGGGAGCGAACGCCCCGGGCGATTCCGGATTCCAGGCGGACATCATCAACGAGATCAACCGAACCAAGCCGGTGCGGTCGCATTTCACATTGACCGCCGGCCTTTCCGCCACTGGCGGGATCGGCTTGCAGGCGGTAGCCCGGACGCTGACTTACAAACGACTGACTCTGACTGAGGCCTGAACATGTCAATGACCATTACCATCACCGACGCTGGCCGCCAGGCACTGGTTAACGCCGAGAATAGCGGCACCGCGCCGGTCACCATTGCCGGGATTGCCCTGGGCTCCGGACAGTACACCCCGAGCGCCACTCAGGCCGCGCTGACCAATGAGTTCAAGCGCATCGACACGATCTCCGGCGAAGTGGTTGCCGATGACACAATTAACGTGGTGCTGAAGGATGAATCCTCGGACGACTACCAGGTAGGCGAATTCGGCCTGTTCACGGATGCCGGCGTCCTGTTCGCGGTTTTCTCGCAGCCCTCCGGCAGTGGCTGGGTTGCTGAGAAGAACGCCGGATCTTCTCTCCTTCTGGCGGTCGATGTGGTTCTCGAAACCCTGGACGCAACCAGCCTGAACTTTGGCGATCTGACGTTCACGAACCCCCCAGCCTCGGAAACCGTGAAAGGTGTGATCGAGATTGCCGACGATCAAGAGGCTTGGGACGGCGAGGATGACATCAAGGCCATGACGCCCAAGAAAACCCGAATGGTTGGCGTTCCGGCGGGGGCGCTTATACCGTTTATGACGTCGACAGCGCCTACCGGATACTTGAAGTGTAATGGCGCGGCCGTCAGCCGAATCGCCTACTCCGATCTCTTCGCCGCGATTGGAACGGTAGGCGGCGCCGGCGACGGCGTCAGCACTTTCAACTTGCCAGATTCTCAAAATGAGTTTCTGAGGGGCGCTTCTCCAGATCGAAACGTGGGCGCTAAAGAGGCTGATTCGTTGCGATCGCACGGCCACTCAGCTAGTTCTGGTAGTGCTGGCCTTCACGCGCACAGTGGTAAGGCCACAAACGCCGGTTATCATGCGCACCAATCCAAAGTTATAACCGGCGAGAATCAAGATTCTGGAAATCACATCAGAGCTAACGACATTGGCAATGCAGCTCTAAGGTTGGGGAGCGTCAACAACATCTCGCCTGCGGGGGAGCACGAGCACCCGCTTACGATAAATTCAGCCGGCGAGCACGCCCACCCAGTCACCGTGAGCCCGTCAGGTGGCGCTGAAACCCGCCCGCGCAGCCTTACTGTTCTTTACTGCATCAAGTACTGAGGATCATCATGAATACGAAAACTGTCTATCAGATCGATGCACATAACATGCTCCGGGGCGCTATCACTCTGGATGAATCTGACCAGTCACCGCTGGAGCCTGGCGTTTGGCTGATCCCAGCTGGCTGCGTTGAGATCCCGCCGCCTGCCATCCCGGAGGGTAAACGCGCCATCTACACCGGCGAAGGTTGGGATCTGGTCAATGAACCTGTCGAGGAATCCGCTCCAGATCCTGAGCCGAAGTCTGAGCCGGCGGACATGCTGCCGGAAGATATGCGTCGGTACCTCACCTCCATTGCTCAAAAACACATGGACAAAACCGCCCAGCAGCGCAATTACGATGGCATTTTGTCCATGTGCACCTACGCGACCAGCAC